CCTGTGAATCCGATGCGATATTTTGCTTCATGGAGTTTCGTCATAATACTTGTCAAAGACTTTGCCTTAAACGTATGACACTCGTCTCCGATCACCGCAGTGTAAGAATCAAAATACTTTTTGGGAAGTTTATAGATTGACTGCCAGGTTGTAATGACTACAGGAGCATCAGAAACTTTCGCTTCTCCTTGATAAATCTTGTGACAGTAATCTTCTGGATTCCAACCATAGTCTTTAAAATCATTAAACAACTGTGTCACTAGCGAGATACTAGGAACAATGATCAGTGTTTTAAGTTGTGCAGCAGTGAAGTATCTGACCAGAGAATAGATCATGAAAGATTTGCCAGACCCTGTAGGTGACAAGATAATCTTTCTATAGTTCTTCAGTGCTTTATATACTGCGTTGTATTGATAGTCTCTAGGTTTAATTTGACTACCCTCAGTAAGGTAGTCCAGATATTCTTTTACAGTCTCTGGCAAAATATACGGATCTTTTTCCGTAACTTGACCGTAGTATTGATTCTCTTTGAATGAATAAGTATAATCTCGTTCTTCCGCCCATTCAATTAGATAGTGCAACAGTCCAATGTAGAGTTGACCACTGGCAGGAGAAAACAATCTAATTTTTCCATCCCAATACTTCTTTTTGTATTGAGGCATAAATTTTGCTTCAGGCACTTCAAATGTAAAGTACTCTGATAATTCCATGCTAATATGAGGTTCGCATTCAAGTTCCAAATAGACTTCGTTTCTTTTACCAATGATGATGTCAGACATTACCGTATACCTTCAATAAAGTTTTTCCACTCAATCGCATTCTTGATTTGATATGAACGATTATTAATCTGACGAATCACATTCTCAAGATAATCAATAATAATTTCATACATATCAATCTTCACCTGCAGTTCTTTAAACTGTGAATCAGATTCTATGTACATCGGAAGATCTGATTTGAGTACCTTCAGATCAAACGGGTTTTCTTTATAGTCTTCTGGTTCTCCTCTTCCCGAGTAATATTCAAACTTACGACGATATAGTTGTTTGAGATCTAATGCTGCTAACTTTCTTTTAAATTTGTAGTCAGAAAAAATTTTATAATATTTTGAGTGTAATGTAGGTATTGCGAGTGAAGCTGTATCAAGTTCTACAGGATCAATCTTTGAGTCCTGCTCCCACATTTCCTGAATTTCGTCAAAGTTCATCAAGTAATCACTACTCCATCATGCTTAATTCTATATATGGTATATTTAAAGGTGGCAGTTGCGGTGAGATAAGTTACTCCTGTTTCTGATGCATCAAAAGACAATGGTGAAAGTGAAACAGGCCAAGCATTATCATATTCAATCTGAAGATTTGATCTGAAATTACTACTAAGAATTTCTAATGCAATCTGTCCTTCCTGAGGATCCTCAGTATCATATCCTTCTGCAAGACCAGTCTTAGCAATCCATTTATGAATGGTTGCGTAGTTTGACATATCCTCATCAACCATAAACCTTATAGTAAGATCTTCAAATTCTGTTTCCGTCCCAGCAACCGAGAAATCTCTAAAAGGATTTGCTACAACAATATCAGGAATTCTGATTCCAGGAATATCTACTGCCTGACACAGAAATGCTACTTTAGGAAATTTTTCAATTGATAATTTAAAACCTTGTGGTGCTAGGTAATTTAAATTATTAATCTTTTCTTCCAACCATTTTGCTTGGGTCATCGTTAAGAATACTTTTTAAATATTTAGATAAAAAAAGACCCCTTTCGGGGTCGTGTGTCTACATTAAAATTCTCTTACATATGCGTTTACACTGGTTTTGGTCCAAGGAATCACATTCAATTAGACATTCGTAGTAATCATTTAATTTCTGATTTTCTAATTCTAAATCATCAATAGTGTCTTCAAAATGTCGCCACTCATCTAATTGAGCCCTTGATAATAGATTGTGCATTTGGTCACCTCCATACAATTTTAACTCATGTTATAAGGAGGAAGTTTGAATCATTTGATCACCTCGCATAACTCTATACTATCTAGCCAACTTTATGTATCGTAGTATACATTTATTGCTTTTTTACATAGTCTCAATGTATCTAAAAATATCTACATATACAAGCATAAAAAAAGACCCCTCTGTGAGGGGTCTGTAAGGTCCTATGTGAGATGAATCACATGAGGTTGGTAACACGGACACGTCTGTAGTAGACGTTGGTGCTGAGGTTACCAGCGTTGGTAGGATCGGAGTTGGAAAGAGCAGTGTCGCCCTTAGCGAATGGATTAAGAACCATGCCGTAGCGAGTCTTAAATCCGATCTTAGGCTGGAATGTGTCAGGTCCGATTGCGCGTACCATCTGCAGAGGTACATATGGGCAATAGAACAGACCAGCATCATAAGGAGAAGTTCCCTTATAACCAGCAATGAAGAACTGAGCAGCATTAGCGCCCTCAGAAGGCAGTGCAGAATAAGGATCAATGTAAACGCGGATGCGACCGTTGAGAGTACCAACGAAGGTGCTACCCGTGTCGTCAACGTTGAGACCAGTGTTCAGAGCTGGGTTGTAATCAAGTACACCAGCCATGGACAGAGCAGAAGCAACATCTGAAGAACAGATGAGCATGTTGCCCTTTCCTCTACGAGTCTCTTTCGCGATGGCGTTCATTTCACGCTCAATCTGGAAAAGAAGACCCTTGAACTTCTCAACGCTCCAGCGACCGTTGGAGTCAACGTCAAGGTCAAAAGTACCTTGAGTAGCGGTGTTCTGCTGAGCACCAGGCTTAGCGGAACGGAAGACTGTACGAACAACTTCTCTGTTGATTTCGGTGAGGATCTCAGCGGAGAGGATGTTGGCGAGTTCAGTCTCAGCATCCAGACCATGAATTGCCTTCAGGTCTTGTGCGAGTTCAATGCTGTACTCAGCTTTCAGAGCGCGGCTCTTAGCGGTAACAGCAATCTTCTCAATGCTGAATGCCATTTCTGGGAATACGCTAGCAGCGGCTTCGCCCAGAGCTTCAGCATCGGTTGTGTCCATACCACCTGCAGAGGTGTAAGTACCGCTATCGTTAAGAACAGCAGGGTTAGTTCCTGACTGTGCAGTACCACCAGCAGAGTTGGTAGAGTTGTATCCAGTACCAGACCATGCCTGGTTAACTTCGTTGTAGAATGTCTCGTCGCCAGTTTGTGACTCGTAGCGTGAGCGCATTGCGAAGATCAGTCCAGTAGGACCGTTCATAGGTTGAACGCCGCAGATGTCATAAGCGATCAGGTTTGGCATTGCGCGTCTGATCAGGGAGATCAGAACGGGGTCAAAACCAGCATTAGCACCAGCACCAGTGGTGGGGGTGTTGATAGGACCAGCGTTAGTTGGAGCCTCGGTCAGAAGGCGCTCTTCACGCAGGAATTTTTCTTGGTTCTCAAGCAGGACAGAAGTGACAGCCTTCTTGTAACTATCTTTGATCTCGGGGAGATCAGAATGAGACAGAACGGGTGCCCACTTCTCCTGGAGTTGTTCGGTATTGAACATTGGGTTCTCCTTGGAAAAAAAATAATTGTGTGTGAACTATAACTTATTTATAATTTAGATCACTTAGTGTAACGCGCAATCGCGGAAACATAAGCTTCCATGCCAGCAGGAATATCCTTCTCGGCAACAGGCTCAGATTCCTCTACGCTCTCATTGATTGAAGTCTTAGGGAAATAGTTTTCCTTGATAGTTTCAATCTTCTCTTTAAATGCTTCTTCAGAAACAAACTCTACACCCTCAGCAAGTGAGGAAAGTTTTTCTTTCTGAGTCTCAGCAAGTCCCTTGGATACTTCAAGGACAATAGATTCCTTGACAAATTCTCCAAGAGCAGAATTTAATTCAACATTCTTTTCAATTTGTTCGTTGAGTTTTGTCTCCATTTCATCTAGTTTGTTGCTCATCCCCTCAACCATATCAACTTTCTCTTCTGGGATATTTACATAATGCTCAGCAAATACATCCTTCAGAGATGTCATAAAGGACTCAGCAATCTCAGTACGAATTCCTTCGTTGATTGCGAGTTTATTATCATTAATCCATTGCTCTACAATATAGTTCAAGAAAGAATCTACCTTGGAGGACATTTCTTCCTTGATCACGTCAATTTGCTCATTTAACTGAGCAGCATAGCTTTCTTCCAGACGCTTGGTTTCTTCATCAATCTTAGAAGAAACAGCAGCGGTGAAAATTGTTGTTGCCTTTTCTTTGAACTCTTCGGAAAGCTCTTCGCCATTAACGAGAGCATTGATGTCATCAGTAACATCAATTTCTTCTTTGTTCAATTTAGGCATTGCGTCCCCGCCACCACGGCTAACTTTTTTGCCAGCCATATCCTTACCACCTTCTAATTTAGGCATAGGATCTTGCTTGCCTTCACCCGAGTTAACTGCAGTCTTAGACTTTTTAACTGGAGCAGCAGCTTTAGCACCTGAGTTCTCAAACTTACCTGAGTACTCTGCGGAAGAACCAGCAGCCATAGGCTCAACGTTAGCAACTGCAACGTCAGAACCTGATGCACTAGGAAGATGTGAACCTTCTGCTGGTGCAGCACCAGCGTTTACAGCATTTTTCATTTCTGTAACGGTATCTGTATCAATATTTTCTGATACGAAATCCTCAAATTTCTCGTTTAACGAATTAGCCATTTAAATAACCCCTAAAGGACCTTAGTTTTTCTATTACTTATTTATTAAATTTATAAGTTAGAGAGCAGTCTCTCAAAGCCCTCAAGGATTTTGCCCTCAAGTTCTCCGCGTGAAACTCTTTCTAAATCTTCTTTTACTTGCTGGAGTTCTGCTTCTTTAAATGCTCCATTGTTCCAGACCCACTCTTTCCCTTCCATGATTCCGTTGACGAATGCATCAGGGGCAGAAGGATCAGCGACAATATCAGCAGCAGTTGTAAGCATAAAGTCATCTCTGACATAGTTTGAACCACCCTTGGATTCAAGACTTCCTACACCTCTGGAAGAAACTCCAAGTTGAACACCTTCACGAAGAAGATTCTTGGCAATTGATCCCATAGGAGTTTCAAGTAATTTTGCCTTACCAACATAGTTAGAACCATCTTGATAAAGTTCTACAATCTTATGTGAAACACGATCAAGGTTGATGGTAGGACCATCAGGATGACCGAGTTCACCAAGAGCACGAGACTTTTGAACGAAATTTTCGTTGTAGTTAGTTACTTCGCGCTGAAGAACAGGCATTGGATATACTCTTCCATTGCGATTCTTGATATCGCCTTGGAGGAACACTCCCTGAATATATGTATACTCTTTTCCATCCTTCTCTTCAGTGAGAAGTTCAATATCTTCAATGTGCTCTACGATAAGTTTCATTGTTCTTCTTCGGGTTCGGGTTCGGTGGTGGGTTCTTCAATCTCCTGTTCTGCGGATCCTTCTGGTTGCGGAGCATCAATGTTAGGATCACCTTCACCAACTTCAGGTTCTTCTTCGGTTGGATTCATGAGTTGACCAGCATATTCTTTTTTATAAGAATCTAATGCTTCAGATGCTTTAGCATACAGAAGGTCAATCACCTCATCAGATGCAACAGAGTTCTCTCCGTTAACAATTTTGTCAATCA